CGCTATGCTGCGTGGAAGCTCATCATCAACGCCCTGAGCGACAAGCCCGGGCAGGTGTTCTACGTGGCACCAACGCAGGGTCAGGCTAGGGACATCATGTGGAACCTGCTGCTGGACCTTGGGAGGCCGGTGGTTAAGAGTTCGCATATCAACAACCTCCAGATTACCCTGATCAACGGGGCTGTAATCAGTCTCAAGGGCGCTGACAGACCGGAAACCATGCGTGGTGTGTCCCTGAAGTACCTCGTGCTGGACGAATATGCCGACATGAAGCCCTCTGTATTCGAGGAGATTCTACGGCCCGCACTGGCTGACCAGAAGGGTAACGCGCTGTTTATCGGTACTCCGATGGGCCGAAACCACTTCTATGAGCTGTACAAGTACGCCGAGCTGAACGATGATCCGACATATCGGGCGTGGCACTTCACCTCATACGACAACCCTCTGCTGGACCCAGAGGAGATTGACATAGCCAAGCGCAGTATGTCATCATACGCCTTCAGACAAGAGTTCCTAGCTTCGTTCGAGGCTAGAGGGTCTGAGATGTTCAAGGAGGACTGGATCAAATACTTCTCTGGCGACAAGCCGAGTGGGTCCACCTACATAGCCATCGACTTAGCGGGGTTTGAACAGGTTGGAAAGAAAACAGGCAAGAACTCCCGGCTCGACGACACGGCGATTGCTGTTGTCCATGTCTCTACAGAAGGATGGGTCGTTGAGAACATTATACACGGACGCTGGACGGTTGAGGAGACTGCGGCAAAGATATTCCAAGCCGTCAGAGATTATCAGCCAGTATCTGTCGGAATCGAGCGAGGCATAGCCAAGCAGGCCGTGATGAAGCCCATCATGGACCTTCAGAAGAAATACGGGACGTTCTTCAGGATTGAGGAGCTGACCCACGGCAACAAGAACAAGACAGACCGAATCATGTGGGCGCTACAGGGCCGATTTGAGAACGGGTATGTGGAGCTGAAGAAGGGCGATTGGAACATGAAGTTCCTTGACCAACTATTCCAGTTCCCTGACCCACTGACTCACGACGACCTTGTGGACGCATTAGCATATGTTGACCAGCTCTCCAATGTGGCTTATCATAGCGACATGGAGGTTGGCGAATACGAAGTATTGGACTTTCACGCAGGATACTAGGATAACATGACTGACATTTTTGAAAGCGATGTGCTGATGGCCGACGAGAGCCTAGCCGACTGGGTGATGACCAAGTGCGACAACTGGCGCAATCACTACGAGGGCAACTACGCCGACAAGCATCAGGAATACTACAGGCTGTGGCGTGGTATCTGGGCGCAGGAGGATTCCACCAGAGCATCAGAGCGCAGCAGGATCATCGCTCCGGCGCTGCAACAGGCCGTAGAGTCTAACGTTGCGGAAATGGAAGAAGCTACATTCGGCAGGGGTCGATGGTTCGACATCTCTGACGACATGATGGATCAGGACAGCGCAGACGCCATGTTCCTGAGAAACAAACTGGAGGAGGACTTCGCGTACAACAAGGTGCGGAAGGCCGTCTCAGAATGTCTGATTAACGCTGCCGTGTTCGGTACAGGCATCGGTGAGCTGGTTATCGAGGAGCGTCCTTACGCTGCGCCAGCTACTCAACCACTGATGGATGGTCAGTTGCAGGCGTTTGGCGTGAACATCACAGAGCGTGTCTGCGTCAAGATGAACCCTGTGCTGCCCCAGAACTTCCTGATCGACCCTGTCGCGACTTGCGTAGATGATGCGATGGGTGTTGCTATCGATGAGTTCGTATCGGCGCACCACGTTGATCAGCTTCAGGAGCAGGGCGTCTACAACGATGTGCCTGTCGGTACGGCTTCACCCGATGCTGACATCGAGCCAGACCAAGACTTGACCGTCTACCATGACGACAAGATCAGGCTGACCAAGTACTACGGCCTCGTGCCTCGCGACATTCTCGCCAAAGAGACTGAAGTAGAGGGTGAGGACATGTACGTGGAAGCCGTCGTCGTAATCGCTAATGGTGGCGTCCTGCTCAAAGCCGAGGAGAATCCGTACATGATGCAGGATCGTCCGGTTGTCGCATTCCCGTGGGATGTGGTTCCCGGTCGATTCTGGGGTCGAGGTGTGTGCGAGAAAGGGTACAACTCGCAGAAGGCTCTGGATGCAGAGATACGCGCTCGCATCGACGCTCTGGCCCTCACAGTGCACCCGATGATGGCCGTAGACGCCACACGTATGCCGAGAGGTGCTAAGCCAGAGATTCGTCCGGGCAAGATGCTGATCACCAACGGTGACCCGCGTGAAGTCCTGCACCCGTTCAACTTTGGTCAGGTAAGCCAGATCACGTTCGCTCAAGCCGCATCGCTTCAGCAGATGGTGCAGCAGGCTACAGGCGCAGTAGACTCAGCCGGCATTGCTGGTCAGGTCAACGGTGAAGCCACCGCTGCGGGCATCTCTATGTCTCTGGGTGCCATCATCAAGCGGCACAAGCGAACACTGATTAACTTCCAAGATTCATTCCTGATCCCGTTCGTCAAGAAGGCTGCACACCGATACATGCAGTTTGACCCGGAATCATACCCTGTATCAGATTACAACTTCCGAGCAACCTCCACCCTAGGCATCATCGCCCGCGAGTACGAGGTCACGCAACTGGTACAGCTCTTGCAGACCATGCCGCCGGATTCGCCACTGTACTCCACACTGGTCGAGTCTATCATCGACAATATGAACCTCGCCAACCGCGAGGAGCTGATCGCCTCTCTGCGTCAAGCTAACCAGCCTTCGCCGGAAGCGCAGCAGGCCCAGATGGCTATGCAGCAGGCTCAACTGGACTTCCAGAACGCTCAGACGCAAGCTCTACAGGCATCTGCTCAAGAGTCTATGTCACGCGCTCAGAAGTACGCCACAGAGACTCAGTACATTCCTATGGAGGTCGAGATCGACAAGATGGCCGCTGCCACCAAGAACCTGCAAGCCGGCGATTCCGATGATAAGGAGTTCGAGCGCAGGATGCGGGTAGCCGAGTTGTCCCTGAAGGAGCGCGACCTCCAGATCAAGGAGGGTGAGGCCGAGCAGGCAAAGGCAGACGCAGAAAACGGGGTTGCAGCCGAGATGGAGCTGATGCGGAGGCTTTCTGGTGAGTAAATTTTCCACGGACGGGAAGATACTTGCGGTATTTGATGCGCTGGAGCGCAAAATCGCAGACGTTGCTAAGAGCAAGGGGTTGAACGGCAAGGACGGAGCACAGGGACCAAAGGGCGAGACCGGGAAGGTCGGACCCTCTGGCCCCGCCGGGAAGGCTGGCAAGGATGGCCGGGACGGCAAGGACGGCAGCAGATTTACACTCGAGGAAGCATAACATGATCTCACAAGGACAATTCAACAGGGCGATGCAGGAGATAAACGACAGCTACGGCAAGATGGCGGCCCGGGTCGGGGTTCTGGAGGAGCGCATTGCTCAACTGGAAAAGAAGCCGGAGCCAGAGCCAAAGAAGGCTCCAGCCAAGAAGGAGGCGAAATAGACCACATATCGGTCAAATTGACTACCTCGGGGTTGACAAGACCGAAAACCCCGTGATAGTATCGCCCTGCTTGCAGAGGATAATCAAGGAGACCCATGACCCCGGAGCTAGAGGAATACTTCGACCACCTGAACGTGATGTTTAACAGTGAGGGCTACAAGCTGCTCATTGAGGAGGTTGAGAACAAGATTGCACTGCTGAACGACCTGACGACGGTCAAGACGGCAGATGAGCTGCATCGCAGACATGGCCAGATTGCTGCGCTACGGTCTGTGTTGTACTTCTCCGACACGGTGGCTGTTGCTAGAGAACAGGCTGAGGAGGGCGAAGATGCTCAAGATTTTTGATTTTAAGTGCCCGGAAGGGCACGTAACAGAAAAGATGGTACGCGGCGATGTCAAGGTCACAAGGTGCGACTGCGGCAAAGATGCTACCAGACAACTGTCGGCTCCGGCTTTCCATCTCGAAGGTGCCTCTGGGGATTTCCCCGGCAGACACATGCGATGGGTGAAAGAGCACGAAAAGGCCGGCAGAAAACCCACTCCATAATGATTTAGTCACGGAGATTAATAAGCTATGTCAAGAGCTGGATTGATTGATCTACCTCCTGAAGAGGAACAAGTAGATACTATCGAAAACGAAGATGATGGGACTCAGCCAATCGAGAGCGTCGAAACTGTCGAAGCGGAGGAGCAACCCCAGAACGAGCCTAACATCCCTGAGAAGTATCGAGGCAAATCCCTAGAGGAAGTTGTCCAGATGCACCAAGAGGCTGAGAAAGCTCTAGGGAAGCAGGGGAGCGAGGTTGGAGAACTTCGTAAGGTTGTGGATGAGTACATTGCTGAGCAGAGTGCACCACAACAGGCACCTCACCAAGAGGCTGGCACCGAAGTAGATGAATTGGACTACTTCACCGACCCGCGGGGCAGTGTGCACCGAGCTATCGACAGTCACCCGTCAGTGATTGAGGCTCGTGAAGCTGCTGCTGCACACAGGCAACAAACGGCTATGGCCACTCTACAGGCTAAGCACCCTGACATGCAAGACATCTTGCAGGATGCTGGCTTTGCCGAGTGGATCAAGGCGTCTAACATTCGTAAGCAACTGTTCGTAAGAGCAGACCAGCAGTACGATGCCGAGGCCGCTGATGAGCTGTTTAGCTTGTTCAAGGAGCGCAAGACTGCTGCAAGGCAGACTGTTGCTGCTGATCAGAAGGCTCGCAAGAGTGATCTGAGAGCTGCAAGCACTGGTGGCGCTCGCGGAAGTGGTGAAGGAGTCTCCAAGAAAGTCTACCGACGGGCAGACCTTATTAAACTTATGAAAAATGACCCCGCTCGATATGAGGCGCTTCAACCTGAAATCATGCGCGCATATCAGGAAGGTCGAGTTAAATAGTCAAGGAGACTAAATCATGGCTACGGCTACTTATCCCGGCGCGGCCGGTAATACCGCAAAAACTGAAGCTGCAACCTTTATCCCGGAAATCTGGTCTGACGAGATCATCGCTGCTTACGAGAAATCTCTCAAGCTGGCACCCCTCGTCAAGAAGATGAAGATGACCGGCAAGAAAGGCGACACCATCCACGTTCCTGCTCCCGTTCGCGGCGAAGCAAACGCTAAGGCTGCCGACACTGCAGTTACGATCATCGCTAACACTGAGAGCGAAATCACGATTGACATCAACCGTCACTTCGAGTACTCGCGTCTGGTTGAGGACATCGTTGAAGTACAGGCTCTGTCCAGCCTTCGACAGTTCTACACTCAGGACGCTGGTTACGCGCTTGCTAAGCGTATCGACACTGACCTGCACTCTGTAGGTACTGCGTTCGGTAACGGCGGCGCTGTTGTATTCTCTGACGCTGTTGCAGAAACTGACTACCAGCACACAGGCTGTTTCTTCAACGACGGTGGCACCACTACTCAGTACACCGACGACACTCTCGTTGCTGCTGACGTATTCACGGACGCTTTCTTCCGAGACATGATCCAGAAGCTCGACGACAACGATGTACCGATGGACGGCCGCGCGCTAGTCATCCCTCCGTCAGCTCGTAACGCCGTCATGGGCATCGACCGATACGTTTCTACCGACTTCGTTAACAGCGGCAAGGTAGACAGCGGTTTGATTGGTAACCTGTACGGCATTGATGTGTACGTATCTTCCAACTGCGCCACTATCGAAGAGGTTGGTGAGGTTGCTACCGATACTGCAATCGCTGTACGCGCTGGCCTCCTGTTCCACCGGGATGCTATCGTGCTGGCTGAGCAAGTTGGCATTCGCTCACAGACTCAGTACAAGCAGGAATACCTGAGCAACCTGTACACGGCTGATTGCCTGTACGGCGTTCAGGCTTACCGTCCTGAAGCTGGTTTTGTTCTGGCCCTGCCTGAGTAAGACCGTCCCGCCGGGGAGTCCTTCATGGGCTCCCCACCCTTTTAATACATTCAATTTTCGCCGAGGTGCCCGATTGAGAA